GTTGTTCCAATACCTACGTTAGTGCCATCATCATAAATTAAACTGTTACCAAGAGATATAGCTCCTGTAAATTTAGAAACATAATTTATTGTGCCACTTGCAGGATTCGGTATATTAAGTACGTTAGACACTAGACTTGGTGCTCCTGAACCTGTGGTAGTTAAACTTGTTATTCTATTTGTATAAGCAGTATTCCAATTTGTTGCTGAGGTTATCCTACTATCAGCAAGAGTTCCTGTCCAACCAACTGTTATTGATGTTGCTTGTAATAATGCTGTAGCAGGTGTCCCCCCTAATGTAAGAGTTACATTTGTGTCATCTGTCTTTGTAAGAGCAGCCGGTGTAATAGTTGGTATTGTTGGAAAAGTTTGGAATGCACCTGTACCATCTATATATTGAGAAACAGTTCCTGTAGGATAAGGATAATAAGTGGTAATATCTAATGCAAATGTGCCCGCAGCAGTCATCTTTACAAAAGGAGTACCAGATACCCAAGTAGGATAATTTAATGTTCCCCACGTACCAACTGTTGGTATGTTGCTAAGTAATGCTATTGTACCACTTTGATTTGGTAATAACCAAGCTAAATTAGTTGAAGCAAGTGATTGTAATGAACCTAAAAGTCCAGCAAATTGAAAACTTGTTCCCCATACAGTTCCATCATCCCCTAATCTTGCGTTTCCTTGTGTATAAATATTATGTGCTCCTATGTTTATATCTCCAGTTGCTCCTGTATATGGAACATATCCTGATACAGTTGGTATATCAGAAAGATAAGCTACAGTACCTGACGCATCTTGAAAAGTAGCAGTTCTTGCAGCTGTTATAGATGTAGGCTTTTTAATTTGCATAAAAAATATTGAACCAAAGTCCTTTAAAAGTATAGCATCTTGTAAGATCTGAGCATATTCTGTTCCTATATTATTATAAAAGTGAAAAATATTTTTACTTCCCGTAATATATACATATCCGTTACCTGATGGAACATGATTATTATATATACCTATATCTCCAACAAAAGCATTAATTTGAGATACGTTACCATTTGTTAACACTTGATCTAATGTTTCTGGACCACCTGATCCACCAGAAGTAATAATAACCCATCCAGATGGTGTTTTTAATTTTAATTTATTTATGCTTGTATCATAATAAATTTGCCCATCAGAAGAAGTAATAGGAACCATATTTAAATTCTGAATTACTGCATTTTGCAATTCATTCAGGTTCAGGTTTATATTACTAAAATGTTTCATTATATTTTATATTTAATTATTTTTAATTTAAATATGCATATCCTGCAAAAGGAGTGGTAAATGTTAATGTTATTGTATTTGAACTATTATAAGCAATATCCCCAACAACAACATGATTTAAAGTATCAACAATAGTCACTGAAGGAAACTTTCCTAAGTTATGATTAATAACCCAAACTGATAATGGTATATCTTGAGTATATATATATGTTCCATTATTACAAAGTAACTGTTCTAAATCTATTATTGTACAAACATTACTTGGAACATCTGGACATGACATGCTTGCTGAATGATTAATTGTCATCAATGGTTCAATAAATATACCTGTTATAGTACTATCAATAATTATTTTATTAGAAGCACTGTTTTGCCAATCACATAAATACTTATTTAAAGTAGCAGTTTCAAAATCAACATAACAACAAGGTTCAATACCAAATTTAAATTCTTTAAAATTTGTATATGCCTGTGCTGCAAAATTTTGTTCTATCTTAATTCTTTTAATAAGTGTTTGCTCCATTTCTAATTGTTTCTTAAATCTCTTATTTGTTGAGCAGCTAACTCTAAATTTAAATCTCTTGTAGGTAATACTTGAGTAGGTGCTTGACCACTTAATCTTTTATTAGCCCATTCAGTTACACATGTTTTACATATGGCTGTTCCTTGATCATCAAATGCCTTTTGACATCCGCAAGTAAATGTTTTGTTACAATTTGCACAATTCATATCAATTTAGTTTTGGTTTATTTAAATTTTTATAATATACTTTTAGTATAGATATGTTTTGCCACCACAATTTCCAGATGGACAAGCTACTTTATTTAATCTATCTTTTGCATAATTATATAATTGCATACCTTGAGCTGGTGATTGACAGTATTCAACATTAGATACAGCAGCATCAATCATAATTCTAATATAACTCATTTCATTTAATAATTCTTGTTTGTATGTTTCCGGTTGACAAGCTTGAATATTTAAATCACATAATACCTCATAGTATTTTGTCATTAATTTAGTTATTCTTAAATGATTATATTCAACATAAACTTTTAAATTTGGGGAAACACTATATCTAACAATGTATATTCCATCAGGAATTTCTTGTTGTATTGTTCCACAATTAAGATTTTGTATTGCAAGAGCACATGCCGTTAAGCACATATCAAATCCTTTTGTTACTTTTAACAAAACAGGAACAGTAAATCCTGGAAGTGTAATTAATAATTCTTCACAATCAACAGCAATTTCTGAAGAATACTGACTAGTATCTTTAATACATAAAAGATTACAGTTAGATACTGTTGGTATTTCTAAGCTTAATATATGTTTGTCAGCCATTTTTATATTTGTTTTAGTACACTTATATATACAATATACAAAAAAATAGTCTAAATAAAAAAAAGAGTAGGAGTTTTTACACCCCTACTCTAAATTTTTAAATAGAATAACCTTTATCAGGTATATATTCTACCAGTATGAATTAGTTTCTAATGCAATGTTATTACCAGCAGCATTTGCTAAAGCAACAACTTTGTTAACTAAAGCTAATGTATTTGTATTAGCAGTTGTATCAGAACATTTTACATATATTTGGTAAACATATTGATCATTATCAAAAACACCAGATGGGTTATTGAATCTTGGAACAGTATGTTGAATATAGTATGCTTTATAAGTAGCAGTTCTATCAACAGCAGCTAAGATTTCATCTGACATTTCAATTTCTCTAATTCTTGCACTATCTGCATTCCCTTGATTGAATGGAGATTGTCTGTATCTTTCAGATAAGATTAAATCTCTAACTACATTCTCACCTTGAGTTTGTTGCATTTGACCAGGAGTGTTTGTAGCAACACCACAATCATTACATGGGTTACCAGTTTCATCCAAGATAGAAGCAATAATAACTACAGGTTCAGCATTGAAATGATCTCTAGTATCAAATGAACAGTTACCAAATTTAGTATCAACATAAGCACCTACAAAATTAACTGTACCAGTAACTTTAGTTGTACCATTAGGATCAGTTGAAGGAACATAATTTCCAGAAGGAGCAGTACCTAAAGTTTGAGCAATAGTAAATACAGATTGTACGCTTATAACACCAGTAACTGCAGTAACTACAACACCACCTGCAGTAAGAGCGGTAACTGTTAAAGTTCCACCAGTACCACCAGCAACTGTTAATACATCACCTACAGTATATCCAGCACCAACTGCAGAAACACTATAAGTAGCAATAGCTCCAGAAGATACAGTTAAAATATTAACTTTAAATCCAGATCCAGTACCACCTGTAGTAGCAATACCATTACCAACAGAATATCCAGAACCACCAACTAATGTAGCAGTTTGAACACCATCAACATCACCTTCAGCAATAAATGGTTTGATTAATGGATTAGCAAGAACCATTTGAGCCATAGTTGCAACAACTAATGCAGGATCTAAAAATTCTTGAAGATCAACACAACAAATATTAGCTGAATCACCAATTGCATAAGCATTGTGATTTAAGAAACGTAATGTTGGAGAACCTTTAATATCAAGTCTCATGAATTGTGTTTTTCCACAAGGAGCACAATCAGGTCCTAATGATAAAGATGCAGTAGATTGTTGAGCTGATAAACAGTTAGTAACCCAAACTCTTGAAATATACTTTGGATTAATACCTTTTGATTTAACAGATTCTTTGTAACCTCCATTACCAGGATTGTTTCCAATAGTATCTTTAGTGTAATAACTTCCTTGTACAAGGTAAGCTAATGAGTTTGCAGGTAAAGAACCCCCTGGAATAGCAATAGTTTGCCAAGTAGAGTCAGTAACTATACCTAATTGTCCAGCAGTTAATGCTGAAGTTGCTACACTAGCAGAAGCTTGTGTTGAAGTAGCAACAAACGTTTTGTAAAACGCATGATTAAAATAAGCCATAATTTTTTGTTTTTAATTATTAATAAATATATAATTTGTACTACGTGTACAGTTATAATATAAGAAACTTTTTTTAATTTCCTATTATGATAAGAAAATTAATTTATATTTTGTTGAATTAATTGAATCTTTTACAAGATCTAAATTATTTACAATTTCTGAGTAAGGCATCATACCTTGTAATTTGTTTACTGTATTATATAAATCTCTTAAATATGCTACACCATCTGCTACAGTATCTAAAACTCTGATTGGTGAATCTTTATATGATAAAAGTTTTTCAGCAACACCTTGATATCCTTCTACTAAAGTATCTGCATGACCATGTAAACCTTCATAAAATTCACCTAAAGCTTTATGTGCTGAAAAAGAACCTTCTCCTTTTATTTTTAAATGAAGTCTATGAAAACTAATTGCAGCATTCATCATTTCTGTTGCTAAATTTGCAGTCATAGTATCTAAAGAACTTCCACCAACACCAGTATCTGGTACAGGTTTAGCTATAACATATTCTTCTTCCTCTTCTTCTTTTTCAACTTTTGCAGATTGTGGTCTACTAAGTGTTTTAGCTGGTTGAGTATTTATCTTTAAAGATCTTATTTTATTTTCCATAATTAATTATTTCTTTCAGCAGAACCTTGGCCTCTTTGTTGTTGATAAATGTTCTCTATATCTCCTGCAATAAGTGAAGCTGTGTCATCTAATAATACTTCAACAAGATCATCTTTAAATTCACATGGTACATTAGTTGTACTAACAACCCCGGTATATGGATCTACACATCCTTGTATTTGTATATATGTAGGTTTTTGATAATATGTTAATACAGGATTTACAATATTAAAATCTTTATTTTTATAGATTCTAATTTTATTACCTAAAAATGTACAAAATGTTTCACCCCATTCAAAACTTGGATCTTTTAAAGGATCTCTTAATAAAAGAGATACATTAGCTTCTTCTGCTAAATAAACTGTCATTGATCTAGGATCTGGACAACATTCACTTGTAGCATTAGTACTTATCCTTTTAAATTCTAAATACGTATTTACAGGAAAGTTAGTTGCTTCAAAATATTGATCACTTACAACTCCTGTTAAAGATAACTCTCTCAACAGAGGTTGTAAATCATCAATTCTTCTTTTAGACATTTCATCACCTTCTTTATACATATTACCTCCGTGTAAAGCTCTTCTACACCAATCTAATTGTACTTTATTAAATGCTTCAACAAACTGCCAACATTCTATGTTATCATAGTCTTGACTGTCAAGTTTATTCAACCTTTGTTTTAATTTAATTAAGAGAGTGTTATTATTCATTTTTTATATTTTAAGAGTTCCAGTAAGGTTCTACTTTATTAAGCAATGACATTAATGTTTCTTCATTCTCTGGATTCTTTAAAAATTCCAAACATTCAGATGGAGATTTACCTAATCTAATTCCACTATCAATTGGTTCAATCCAACCTCCTGCTTTAGTAGTAATAAATCTATAATATAAAGCATCTTTAATTAAAGCTCTTATTTTTAATTCTTCCATTGATAATAATGATACTTCTAAAAATTGTGAAGCTGCTCTTTTCTTAGAAGACTCAGCACCATTTCCATGAATGTATTCATCCATGTTTTCATAAAGAATATCATTAGGTGTATTTTTAACATACTGTACACTATCAGCATCACAGATTTTAGCAACATACATTAATTTTGATGCATTTGAATCATACATTTTTTGTAATTCAACTAATGCTTTATTTTTTAATTTACTAAGTTCTGTTCTAGTACTTAATGTTTCTTCTTGTGTATCAAGATAAAACTTAGGTGGATTACCTGATTCTCTTGCTTCTCTTAATGATTTTGCTACAATAGAAAAACCTCCTGCATATATAGCATGTAATTTAATTAAGTCATAAGGATCTTTATCTGGATCTAAAAATACAGGATCATTACCACATCTTAAACTAATCTTATCCCAAAATTTTGAATTATCAGGCTTCATTACTGTAAGCTTGTTCCAAAATTCTTTATCTTCTACATCAACAACATTAGATGCTAATTCAGCTTCTAATTGAGCAACAACTTTTCTAATTTCTTTTGCCTTTGCAATTTTTTCTTTTGGAGGTAACATTTTTACATCAGGAGCAAATTCATTTAATCCTGTAACATAACGTTTAACACCATTCATTTCTAAACAAGCTAATGTTTCTTCATGGAATACTCCATCATGCAAAGCTAATCCATAATGCTCTAAACCCATATTCTCTTTTGAAGAATTAAAATAAGGACGTATAGCAATGTTTTGATTTTTTGTTTGCTGATACTTTTCTACAATTGTGTAATCATTCATAATTTGGTTTGTTAAAATTTAATAATTGTTCTCATTTGTCAAAAGTACATAATTATGTACAATTTATTATTATTAATATTTCTAAAGTAAGATTTTATTCTTACTCTAGTTTATTTGACATATGCAGTATAAACACCTTTTAAAAAAAGACCTGGGTGCTGTTCTTATGGTAAGCAACCCAGGTACATTTTTATTTCCTAGAATGATCCACCAGTGATTGGGTTTCTCATAACTATTTTCAATACTTTAGTTGGATCTTTAACCCAGATAGCAGGCATAGTTTGTGACATCATTACACGGTATCCATTAAAGTTACCAGTAGATGCAAAACCTTGACTTCTTCCCATGTAATCCATAGTTCCATTTTGGTAGAACCATTTCAATTGATTATCCCAAGATAATTTCAATAAATGGATGTTATCATTTCCTTCATCTGTTACGTCAAAGATAATGAAGCTATAAGAACTTAATGGACGGCCATCAATTAATGGATTCTCAATATCATTAGTATTCAAGTTATCAAACGCAGGGTTCAATACAAACTTAACATTAGCTAAGAAAGGAATAGTAAATGAAGTGTAAGCAAATCCGTAATCTAGATCCATACCTTTACCTGTAACAGCTCCAATCTCACTAGCATTTTGTACTAAACCAGAACCATATACTTCATCAGCAATAGCTTTGTTAATCAATTGCATACCACCAATACCTGTTTGAACAACAAGTGATCTTTGTGGATCTGGACCTTTGAACTCAACTTTACCTTGGTAGAAGTTATATAATTCAGATTTGAACATATCAAGTGTGAAAGAAGACTTGTTATAAACTCTTTTGAATGAGTTATCCAACTGTGCCCATAATCCCACAGATAATCTAATATCATCTGGACCATCTTGTTTGATTCTACCACCTTTACCCCACATTAAGTAAGTTTCAATGTCAGAAGCAATTTTTGATAAGTGAGCAGCTTCCATGTTTGTGATAAATGTTCTAGTAAGAGATCCATTTTCAAATGCTTCTCTAGCACCAGCTTTACCCATGTTAGCAATTAATCCTTCAATACTAGGTACAGCAGGATCATTGTTAGCTCCAAAGTTTCTCCAAATTTCAGTTACAGGTACAGTACCATCTGCATTCAAACCACCTTTGATCATTAAATCAGCACGGCTAGAAATAGAATAATGTACGTGTGCTTCAGCTCCTCCTACAAAGTTGTAGAACTCACGGAAACCAGAACCTGTTTCAATGTCAGAGAATCTTTCTCCGTACTCACCTCTTGCAGAACCTTTTCTGAAGAACTTAGTACCTTTAGCTAAATACTTATTATCTAAGTTAGCTGAATTGTTGTTGTTTACTAATTGAACAGTATAGATAAAACCGTCACCAGCAGGGATGATATCATCAGCTGTAATGTAAAGTTCTAATCCATTATATTTGTCATAAGTGATAATATCACCATGTCCAAATGTTCTTTTAGAAATTTTAATTTTGAATGTTGTTCCATCTACACCTTTAGTAGCATTAGCTGGTTCAATATCTGCCACAATGTATGGAAGATCTTGTGCAATTGGAGTTTGCCATTTGTACTCACCACGCGCATTGTCTACCATGATAGTATTCTTTCCACCAAATGATGCCATTTGATAAAGAGGCATTTCAACTTTTTGAGTCATTGCCCATAAATCAATTGGTCCCATATCCATAGGTTCTGCTGAACCTAGCATCTGAGTCAAGTGATAAGAATCAACATGAGAACTTGCTTTGTAGCTTGTATCTCTTAGGAAAATTCCGTTGTTTAAAACTGGAGTTGCCATAATTTTACTTGTTTTTAATTATTAATTGTTTATATATTTGATTGTTAAATCCTTTTGAAAATGTTGTTGGTTCTTGGCAATTTTTTTGTTGGTTGTCTTCTTGTCTCTTCATCTTTATCTTGAATACCAAGAGATGTTGAACTATGATTACCTTGTTCTGTTTTTAATTTTCTTACTGTTTGCTCAATACTTTGTTGAGCTCCTTTATCCATGATTTTTGCTTTATAACCTTCTGGATCTTGTAATAACCATAATGCTTCTGAAATCAATCCATAATTTGGTTCTACAAATTGATACTTCTCTAATAAGTGACCTAATAGATTTGTATTTCTTCCACTTACTGAAGGATAGCTTGGTTGAACTAAACCGTTATATAACATTGCTTGAGTCTTTCTATCTACTTTAATATCTCCAAGATTACCATCTTTTAAAGTATCATACACATTTTGCATATATGCTTTAGATGCTTGTTCTTGTTGTTTTTGTTTTAGTTGTTGCTCTTGTACTTTTCTAATAACAATTTGTTCTGCCATCTTATCCAACTTTGGTTTAAACTTAGCAGCTTGTTGTTCAAGTTTTCCTAAGTCTTTCCAAATTTCAATTTCCTCTTCAATTTCTTCAGAGGTACCGTAACCAGTAGCATTTAAATATTCTTTAATAATGATCTCCTGATCTCTTTCAGATTTTACATTTAAATCTCTAGTTTCTTCTACTTGACCTAATGTAGAAAATAAACCTTTTAAATCAGTACCACCATCTGCTACATATCTAGCAGCAATTTGCAATTCTTCTGGTAAACTAGAAAAAAATTGCTTAGGTGTTTCACGTCTTACTTGATTAGCTTTTTCTTCTAAATTAGCTTCAATTAATTCTTCCCAATCTTTTGCTGTATATTCATCTAAAGATTTTTCATCATCAAATGGAACTAATTTATCTTCTTTAATCATTTTTGAAAAAACATCTGAAATTCCAGAAATAGATTTTCTACCTCTAGTTTCTTTTTTTTCTTCATCCTCTTCTTCACCTAAACTATCAAGAATACTTTTACCATCTTCTTTACTAGCTTTAGGTGTGGTGTCATCATCATCATCATCTGCAAGAAGATCCCCATTTGATGTTGTTGTTTTACCATTACCGGTTAAATCATCTGCATCATCTGCATCTGGATCAGCAAATGAAAAATCTGCTTTTTTATTTATTCCTGAAAAAATGTTGTTTGTAGTTTTAGAGTCTTTTCCAGATGGCAAAGTCATATCATCACCGCTAGGTGCTGCATTGAATATTGTATCTAAATCAATATCTAAAGTTTCTACGTTACTACTCATAGTGTTGTTTTTGGTACTCATCTTATTGTTGGTTTAATAATTAATACTTATATCTATAATATAATAATTCTTTATTTAGTTCATACTATATTAAACTTATTATATTTGAAAAATTGTAAAGTTTCTAGCAGTATATAGCTAACACAAATTATTTATCTTTTGGTTTTTTAACATCATATTTATTTTTATTCTGTATGGCTATATTTAATTGATTGTTTGATATTTGTGTTTGTGCTGCAATTTTTTCTCTTTCAACCTGAAGTCTTTGAGATTCTGTTGATGATTTACTTACTATTTCTTCACGTTTCATATTCATCTGTTCTCTATACTGAGTTGTTTGTTGAATATCTTTTAGTGTATCTTGGTAATCATTTATTTCATTTTTATTTACATCAACACCAGCTCCATATCCTGCAGCTCTAATTTCAGCTATAGTAATATCATTCTGTCTATCTTTTTCTTTTTCTTGTTGTTCTAACTGAGCTTTCATTTGAGCATCTTGCGCCTGTGCTTGTAACTGTTGTTCTTGCATCTGACGTTGTTGTTGCATTTCCTCTTGTCTTTGAGCTGTAATTCTTGCTTCAGAATCTTTTAAGATGTCTGTTACTTCACCAATAGAATCAGCTTTAACAATATTTCCAAGTTCATATATACTAGCACCTGTGGTATTATTAGTTAATGCCATTTGTTTTAACTGTTCAAGAATAGCTCTATGATTTGTTTTAGTTGTGGCAAATACATTAAAATCTCTCATTAAAAGATCTGTACCATTGATTGTAAAGTTTACCTTTTCTGCTTCAGTAGATATGTAACTCAATCTTACACTTGGATTAGTACTATAGTAGAACTGAGCTAAGTCTGTTCTCATTTGATGTACTCTTGGCATAAGTTGATCAGAGTGTTGTACAAAATAAATTTCAGTTTGAGCATATGATTGTTGCATAGCATTCATTACTCCAGTAGCTGTTTCTGCTGCAATGGCACCACCTAATCTTTGAGGGTTAATTCCAATAGCATCAAAACATTGTTGTTTGAAATAATTAGCTAATTGTATTCTACTCATCAATCTATTAGTTTGCTCCATATTTAGAGTCTGATAGTGTTGAAAGTTTACAGCATTTTCTGTATTGGTAATTGAAGTATCAAGAGGAAGCATTTGGAAATCCTTCATTGCTACGTATGCTTTAGCATAATTGTTTTTACCCCAATCTTCTCCCATAGAGTGACGTGGTAATGCATTCTGGTCAAACATAATTACTGTACCTAATTCATCAATTAAGATATCAGCAATCTGATTGTTAACCATATTGTATCCAACTTGATACGCTTTCATTAAATCTACTAAAGAAGTAGATCTGGTATTTCTATCAGAGAATACTCTTCCTTCTACAGGTAACTTACATCCATATAAAGAATTATTACCTTTAAATTGGAATGGTAATCTACCTGGTTTAGTTCTATTAACACCTAAGTATATTGGATTTATTTCACTACTTGTTGAACTTCTCCACATTGCAGGTACATTAGGACCTACTTTTACACCACCCCAGATTTCATTAATCCAAATCCAATCAAGATGTTCTCCTTGTAATAATGTATCTTTAGATTTGTTTTTAAATATTGATGTATCATAAATAGCTTTTTCAGTTACCTTGAATGTTTCATCAACTATCTCTTGAGTTACTTCACCATCAGATTCTATTTTAGTAAGGTGACCAATTTTTCTTTGAGTCTTCCAATAAATTGTAGAAACTCTCATTAAATTACCATCACCAAAATAAGCTAGATCTTCACTTTGACCTAAAATTTGTGTTAAAATATCCCCACCTCTGGCAGGATCTGCCATGTAATTACTTGTATATTGTCTGTATGCTAACCCTGGTGCATTAGTATTCCAAGCATGTGATCTTGTTGCATCATAATAAGAACCATCATTTTGATATCCATTAACTTGATATTGAGCAGATCTTGCCGGATAAATTCTTTGTAATGATTCTAATTGTTCTTGACTCATTAAATATCCATACTTATCTACTACATCAGATACTGTCATCAAATCAATTTTACCAACATATGCTGAGTCAGAAATATATCTTTGATCTGGAGACTTTTGGTAGAATGTCAAAACAGGATTCCATAATTCAATATCATAATCATCTTCTAACATACGGAAATGCCAAAACTCTCTATCAGCAATAAGCATATCTCTGAATCCTCTTTCTTCAAGTTCTTGCATTTTGAATCTTTCTTCATCAACATTTAATTGATGACTAGCCCATTCTTCAACAGAACTTCTATATGACTTACTAAAGAAGTCTTCAATTTCAGGTAATGTTTTAATATTTTCTGGAGCAAGTTGTTGTTTAGCTTCATCAGATGATGGGTCCATTCCCATTTGAATCATTTTTTCAACTAATTTTTTCTCAGCATCTGCAAGTAAAGCTTCTTCAACTTGCATTCTTTTTTGCTCAAGCATTTCATTATATGATCTATCATCAACTGCTCTGAATTGTACTTTATTGTATCTTTTAGAAAACTCCCCACTCAATACATTAATTACATTTGGAATTATAGGATAAAATTTAAGTTCTAAAGCTGAATCATTTTCTTTAGTTAAAACATCCATTAAATCTTTATAGTCATTATCAGGTTCAACTATATAGTCTGTTTTATCTATAATTCCTTTAGCTAATTTATAATTTTTTAAAAGCCTTCTAGCATTAAGTTTTAAAAATTGAATACCTTGATCTTCTAACCAATCTAAATTCCATGCGGCCCAATCATCTGTTTTTTCACTATAAGGTAAAAATTGTATAGGTTGCGTCAAACTAGAAAAAGTAGGCCCTTCTGTTTTTTTTGCACCGGCCTTTAACTGCATTGCGTTAAGTACTTTCATTCTAAATTTAATTTAGTTAATTTATTTATAATTTTTGAAGCCTGATCTTTTTATTGTATTTCCAGTATTGTTTCCACTACGTCCAATATTCTTAAACGGACTATACTTTAATTTATACAAATTTTTTGAATTATCCAAAGATTTCTCTTCAGATTCACGTCTTTTTGAAAAACCCCTATTAGATTGTTGTATTTTTACAAAAGCTACTAATGCTCCAAATGCAACAAGTCTATCTACGTTAAGCCCAGGATAATATGCTAACATTTCTTTTATAAGCATACCATCAGGTATTCTTTCTACACCTAAAGTTTGTTTTGTTACAATACCACCAACATCAGTTTCTTCATCTATAACTTCTCTTAAAAACTCAATTGCATATGAAATCAAATGGCTTTTAAATAATGTACCTGTATTCTTCCATCCATACTCTTGATAAACAGTATTGTTTGAACCAAGATCTTTTAAGAATAAAATTTGTTGTTTAGGTACTAAGTATCTTTGTTTCTTTCTAGAAATCATATGTTGTATAAACAAAGATATGTTATTCTCAACTATAGTCCAGGCATTATACCATTCTATAATTAATTCTAATCTTTCATGTGTTTTATTTATATCATCAAACCTACCACACCATGATGCTACAATTTTATCTTTCTCTAAAAATTGTTCTACATCTCCAGATATCATAGTTCTTGTAACCTCTGTTGCATTCTTATAAACAAAAATACTACACAAGGAATCTGATGTAGTAGTCTTACCTTCTGATACAGGGTCAATAGAGGCATAATAAGCCCCAAACTCTGGACTCTTGACAGGACGTTCCCAAACAACAATACTTCCTGTCTTATCTACTTGTTTTTTATCTACAGGAAATCTGCTGATTGGAAGTTTGTTTGTTCTTTTAGCAAAGATTCCTTTTTCATCTCTATCTAATTCAATTAATTCATAAGGATATTCTTTCTCTTCAATTCTTTTTTGTTGTCTAGATAATATACCTTGTGGAAATACAGATGCTTTTCTATATGCAAATGCTTCTGCAATATTTAAAGGTTTCTGAGATATCCTTAATTGGAATTGCTCACCATTTAATTCATTCTTCCATCTCTCTCTTTCTTCAGCAATTGCTGTTTCAGCTTCTTTTACTAAAGAGTTTCCATAGTCATCAATGAATGGTGGCATAGACCATTGTTCTGGAATAAATAAACCAGCCATACCTATTGTACCATCTGCATCAATAAGATCAGTTTCAACAGCATATATATCATTTGCTGCTGGATTAGTAATCATTTCTTTCAACGGATTACATTGTTCCAAATCTCCCACTGATCCGGCAGCAATAAACATACCTGTAGTGATCATACCAGAAGACATTGCAGGACGTAAGTACTCATATGTCTCAGACATCTTTGGGGCAATTCCGGCTTCTTCATGAAAGAAATAAGTACATGGTCCCCCTACTCCAGTAGTTGCATTTTTTTCAAATGAACCTCCTTGTATTTTTGATTTTAATCCTCTTGCTGTTTTTCTATTACCAATTTTAACTTCAATCTGTTGCTGCCATAATAATACCTTTTCAGGATTACTTGGTCTATACCAAGCAGTATGTTCATTCAAAAATGTTTTATACTCTTCTAAAAATTTCCATGAACCTTTATCATTTATAAAATCCTTAAGTGATGCACCAATCTTACAGATACTACCTTCTTCAAACCAATAGGTATTAACAATTTTACCCATATGAAAATAAGAAGATGCTATCTGACGTTTCTTTAATATAGCTGAATGTTTATAATGTAGTTCTGCAAGTTGTTCATATAAAGCCATATGATATTGAGCATCACGTACTTTGGCAAAACCATATTTTTTTTCTTCTTTATCAAAGATTGGAAGAAAGTTTAACCACATATAATAATCTCTAGTTAAATACCAGCTGTTATTATCATCTGCATAAATAACTCCTTCTCTACATTTGTTTTTTTGATCTTCCCAATATTGAGTAAAATCTTTAGATCTAAATGGTTTATTACAATAAAATCCCTGTTCATTAAATATCTGAGCTTGTTCATTAAACTTAAAAGAAAGTTTATTAAACTCATAATGACCAGGGACATTAAATATACTTAAAACATAATCTATAAAATCTTGTCTAGTTTCAAATTCTGTAGTTGTCCAAGAATTATTTTTATATGTAGGTATAGATTTATACATACGTAAATTTAGCATATACATCACCTTCATGGATCAGTAAATGTTCTTCATTATCATGCATCATTGATGTTGGTAAACAATGCTCACTATATTGAACTTCATCTCCAATTTTAATTTCTGTAATACCTTCACCTACAGCAACAACAGTACCTTT